ACACAAAGTCCGCCCATAATTGAACACTTTACAATATTTGAAAATCCAATTCCTCACCTGGGGATGAGTGTTCAATTATGAGAAGACTTTGTTTTGCCACATATTGACACAATGATAGACTTCATCCTATCATGTCGTCTTCCACGGCTAGTTGTTCTCTTAAGTTATATTCATCCACCTTAATATCATCAGGATTTCTACCTAACACCAAGAAGAGGTCTTTGGATAATTGTAGGTCTTTTGTCTTGCATCTGTTAGTTTCTAGTATCCTTCTTAACTCTTTTCTTCCTACTGTAGATATGCAGAATTCAACATAATCATCCATTAAGGGGTGACTGATAGTGTTCAAATCAGACAACTCTTTATAATGAGCTGGTCCAAACAAGTCGATGTCAGACAAATCAAAATCTTCTATTTCATACTCATCTTTTATATCATTCTCAAGGGACTGCACTATGTCCTTGAACCCAGCTGATTTTGAATCTGTTAATACAATGTCTATCAGATCATCAACATCTACTCTAGATGTGTTCTGCACACTAGGTAGAGCTGAAAATAAAGTCCCTATTCTAGACCTCAGAGAAGACTCGCAGCATAATTTCATAATCTCCCCAAGCCTCTCACTGTCCAGCGATGAGATTTTGAGCTCTCCCTGCACAACTTTAATGATCTTGTGCATCATGAGAGCTGGAATCGGGGAGCATGTTGCCCATGATTTGCTGGGTTCTTTATTGAATAAATCCATCATGCTATCTTTTGACTCATCATTTATTCTAAGGCTAGCTGGGCTCAAGTCAGAATCTGATGCAGAATAGGATAAGATGTGAACATCTCTGCCATCATTCCTAACATATAGATTAACTGTTGACTTTCTCACTTTGATGTTAATCTCTGAATCATCAATTAGTCTGAAATCCACCATTTTCTTTTTTGTCATGTATACAGGGGCTCCATAAGCTTTGTCTGAAGAAAAAGTCTTGAAGTCAAACATCCAATATTTGCAAGTTTTTTTCCTTATCTTGGAGGATATGTCTAGGTTGTTCTTTGCACCAACGTCATCTGCCCAGGACCTAATGCTTTTGCATATCTGCCATGACTCTGCTGATTCCTCCATTGTCACTGATATTATCACAGGAGGACTTCCTACTGCATTGTCCAATTCAATCTGAACTTGCTTCCCGTCCATGACCCCTCTCCAGACACCATAACCATAATAATAAATGGTGTTTTCTATCTTTTTTGGCTTCTGAGGGACAACAAATCCTCCTATTATCCCAGCACCAGCATCCTCTATTTGTCTTGCAATGTGCGGTTCCTGATACACATAGCTCTGTAGTATCGCCAATATGTTTGACCTGGATTTCCCATCACTGTCTTTAACACCTATGGGGTTTGACCTACTCAACAGGTCAATAACCATTTGTAGCTTCCTCTCCTGAGAATATGGCCCTTGCAGAGCGCAGAACATAAAATGCTTTAGCATTTCAGCTGAGTTTGTCCTACTAGTCCCAGTCATGTCTTCAATGTCTCTTATAAATCCAAGCTTAGTAAAATTATCTCTGATGACCATAGATAGCTTGCTGACACCTGACCTCTTTTTAATGGGAGCTCCTGTAACCCTAACAACTCTAGGTTTTTGATCCATTCTGGAAAAGAAATTTCTTATCTGAATGTGATTGTCCAGAGGTGAGCTCAAGAGAGTGTCTTGAGGGCTGTCTCTGAGCCATGGTATTATTGATGTGACCTTATCCCATTCTTGATCAAATGCTGTTCTTCCTATCTTGCTTTTCTGTGTGCCAAACCACTTATCACTTATCAAGTACTCAGCTGGGGTTCTTAAGTTTCTGTTACCTTCGAAAACAATAACTCTAGACTGTGTATTTTCTTTCACTTGTTTCCTCTTGACTATTTCAATGGCTCCTCTATTATACACTAAACTATCCAACGCCTGCAGGTCTTCTATATTTGGGAATAAAAACAATAAGTCTTCATCACTTATTGCATTGGTTAAATTGATGCCTTCCAGTTTACTCAACTTTTGTAATAGGCTGTATTTTGAGTCATCCAAAATAGAGAACTCCTGCCTACCTGAATCCTGGAAAATTGCTGCACTCAAGAAATACACTGATGATGCTATCACTTTAGCAACAGCATTACCTGTAGATAAAGAGGATACAACCCCAGGAGAGTGCACTTTTTCAGCAATTCTAAGAATGACTTCTTCACCAGACCTTGGAGCTCTGTACAAAACAGATGGATTCTGGTTTATCTGTTCTATCCAGTCTTCAGGGATGTTTAGTTTATCCCTCAATTTGTAAAACTTTTGCTTCGAGCCCCATCGTAATGCAGAACTCAGAACTATTGCTCCACCTGGACTGACTGAGCAACTTTCTGGTATTGTACCATCATTTGACTCAATCCCTTGTCTGACCTTCTTCATGAAGTATGAATAAAGACATTTTAATGATGTCTGAGCAATTGCTTTGTATAAGTTGAATCTAAATCCACCTAACCCAGCACAGTAAGGATTGTCCAATAAAAAGAAGCCCAAGCCAGGATCTTTCCACCTAATAATGGCTTTTTTATACTCTTCAAATAATGAGCTTACCCCCATTCCCATCAACATGTAGTGGAGTGTACACTGGGCTTGTTGAATGCAGGCTGCCAAAGAAAATGAACCACCTCCCTCTGAGACTGATGTCATTAAGTTTGAAGCTTCTTCTTGTCTTGCAACTAGAGTTTCGACTTCAGGTAAATTGCAGCAGGCAGCCACCCATCTGACTGTAGGTCTAACATGTTGAGAATGAAAGAAGAACTCTGAATTGTACTCCATGACAAAATCAGTGTTTGAAGTAGATTTTTCTGATGGGTAAATAGCTAGATATACCCCTAATCTTTTCTTCATCCTGAAGCAGATTGCAGCTGCAATTTTACATTTCATCAATTCATCTTCATTCAAGCAGGGGAAGCTAATCATCATGCTGCTGTCATCTGACCCCTGCATCATATCTATCACAATAGATTGTGACATTTCTGGTCTCACTTTTGTATTGAAAATCTTGAAAGATAAGGATCTTATGAACTCTTGGTGTAAGGTGTGGAGTAAAGAAGACGTGAAGTGCAATATACCTTGCATCATGCCTGTTTTAGTTTTTAGAAATGTTGCTCCTTCATCCATCCAGGGAACCTTGGCCTCTCCATGAAAGGCTTTAAATATTGTCCTCGAAAACTCATCCTCTATGTATAGTTCTTTATGTCTGCTCAAGATGCTCATATATCTCATATTCATCATCATAAACTTATTAGTGAACATAGAACAACCTCTGATGATTATGGGCCACCACTTTGGGAGAGTGAATTCACACAGCATAAGTGCAAATTTGGTGACAAAGTGGCCCTGATTCCATTTCCTTGCATCATCAGAGGTAGAGCATGTCCAGACTGCTCCCCTGCAATGTTTCCTGGCTCTGATCCCATGAGTTTCAGGAATCTTTATCTTATTGCCAGGATTGCACAACGTGTCGGAAGGAAAGAACCTCCCTATGGATCTTGAAATTGCCTCTACTATTGACTGGATGATTCTCTCTTCTCTTCCCAAGACATAGATTTCTCGGTCCCCACCATGTTGTTGTTTCTTAAATAGACAGATGTGCATATTCCCTCTTTTTTCAATGAACTTCATGCACTCATCAAACACCTCTATCGCTAGTGTCTTCCCGGTTGCTGCAAATTCTGACATCTTAACAATGGCTTTCCCCCTGTGATAATCTTCTTTGCTACAGGTTGCATAATCATACCATTTCTCATCAAAGTTGCTACTAGCTTTAAGAGTAGCCAACTTCTCTAGAGTGATTGTGCTAATCTCCCTCATTATCTGGGTATCAATTTGCTGCATGAAATTCTGACCATATATCTTCCTCAGAATGGTTTTCCCATGATCTGTGCATTTCTTAAGAAATGAGCGGCTGAACTCATGCATTTTTGGATCCTTTGGATCACCTGACCCTAAAAACACATCATCTTTGGGACATAGGTGTTCCAACTCAATTATCTTCTTATAAAGTCTAGATAAGGCAGATGGTTCGGTTTCCTCCTCCTTATTCTTGAAGTACCCATTGTAACAAATACTAATAAGTGGTTGCAACTCTCTCAGGGAATTCCCTGTTAAGGGATTAAACAGACCCGACCAAGTGATCTGACTCTGTTTCTTCTGGAGTCTGAAAGGAGTTCTAGAGATTCTCTCCATGGTTCTTAGAGATCGAAGAACTAAATAAACCTGCAGCTCCGATCTTAAAACAGCGGGCAATTTTGACAACATCTTATGGGGTTTGGGGAGCTCAGGTAGCGAAACAAAACCCTCCATGATTATATACCGCTGAATGGTCTGGATCTCTTCAGTAACAGCCTTGTCCTCCATAAGAGTCAATAAAGTTAATTTTATCATTGAAGCGGCTTCTTTTGCACTCCCACTCCTGTCAGTAGACATAATGTGAGTAGAATCCCAAGGTTCAAAACCAAAAATCTCTGTCCAAAAGCAAATGGCACTTTCCATGAGAGGAAAACATTTACATAAATTGGTCAATTTGCTTAGTTTATATGAGATAAAGTCTGTTATGAATAGATCCCCAGCATCTATGTAATGCTTAAAAACGCCGTTGTCCCATAGATCTCCCATGTGACTGGACTTGACCAAGGCAAAGGAAACAAAAATGTGGCTAACAGATGACGTAGGTTTTATTAACATAAAGAGAGGAGAATTCAAAACTCTCTTTATGACAAATTGCCCTTTCCCTACATGTTGTTTAACAGATGCAGATAATTCAGCACCTATTAATGAAACCATTTGACACCACGATCCGATCTTAGACATGCATAATTTCTTGTGGTTTGCTAAGAATTCATTTTCTCCTTGCTTCATGATTAGATCAGGCTGATGAATCTTCTGAGCAGACTCTCTTAGATCAAAATCAGCTTGAAAAGGATTGAAATAATCATCGGACTCTGCAAACAACTCTAAATCGTGTTTGTTGATGAACTCTTCCAGATTTGTTATATCATGATCTAGAGAAAATCCTAGCTTACTCCTCTTCCGTGACTCTTCCACCTGGGCATTATTCTTGTGAGATTTCCCCTCGACACCAAGAGTTGCTCCATATACTATTTCTTCATTTGTTAAGTTGAGCTTAATTCTATGATATCTGCTTCTCTCATCACTCTTTTGAATACTCCCTTCCAAAGCTTTTTTTAGTTCAGTAATAGGATCATCATCTGCTCTGTCAATATCACCCATTGCTGCTGCTATGGTGACAGACCTCCAGATTTTGCACATTGGATGATCTCCTTCGACTTCAAAATTTGAAAGGCATGATACTGACTTTCCTTCTGTGTAATCTGTCATTACCCATGGTGGGATTTGAACGGTTGACTTGCTGTCCAATCTGTCTCTATGATTCCCATCTTTACTTTCTAAGTACTTGCTTATCATGCTTGCACACTCAGCCTCATTCAATGACAGTTTTTCATCAATTCCACTGACCTTTCCTATGAAGCCAGACTTAATCATGTCTTGCTGACAGGCTGTTAATTCATCTGATATAACACTGGATAGATACTCCTCATCTGCTGATGTTGTCATAAAATTCTCAAACACTTTTTCTTTAAAATGAGGAAATTTTAAGCTAGTAACCCCCCAGTCCATCTGGATAGAAGAGATCACACCTAATATTTCTCTCTCCTGCTTGGTCATCTCACTTTCATCTTCTGTCAGCTCAGGATAGTACTTTCTTGCTTCCTCCATAATTGCAACTGCAAGCCGAAACCTAAACACAAGCTCATTCACTTCCTCATCTGTAAGGTCCAAATTTGACCAAACCCCTCTGACATACACAGAAATAACAAATAAAGACACTCTGCCACCCACTGCTCTATTCTCACAAGGGATGTGATACTTAGAAAACTTGTCTTTGCAGGCTTGAAAAGCACCCCTTTCACCTCCCCGATTAGTAGTAAATTCAACAACGTGGTGTGATCCAGCAGCAGTCTTCAAAATGAAATCAGGGGAAAGATGATCATAAGAATCTGAAAGAACACCAAACACTGCTGAGAATCTCACATCTGTATTGCTAGCGAGGTGTGAAAACACTACATCGTGAACAAGATTTGGTAAAGATTTGTCTGGGACCTCAATAGTGGATATTAGGGATGATCCAATTGTTGAGTAATCAACTCCATTATTCAAATCCAGGTCAATCTTCATGTAACCATCACATTTTGTTATGTGAAAGAAAGGGATCTCCACATCCATGATCGAATCGTCGTATTGCCGTATCTCAGGTCTGTACAACCCAACACCCTCAGGGATTTGTTGTTTGTTCAGTATTTCTTCCATAGTTTGGGCTTCTTTGTGTTT